ACCCCGGGCCGCGCCCACCAGCTCCACCACCGGAACCGGAACGCGGGAAAGGAGAAACCCCCAGGTGGCCACTCTGACAGGCTGGATCCAGCCGGCCGATGTGACACGGGCGACCGGGCTCGCGCCGCACAGCACCGCCGACGCCGGCCGGTTGACGTTGATCTGCCAGGGTCTGAACCGGTCGGTGGGGCAGTGGCGCCCCGACCTGCCTGTGCCCATCCTCGACGGCGACTTCGACCCGGCCACGTTCGCCCCGGCGTTCGACTCCCACGACGGGTTGACCGTCACCGGGTGGGATCCGCGGATCACCTTGGGGCTGGTGTCCCTGGCCCAACGCATGTACTCCGGGTTGGGCACCGGCGGGGCCGAACAGTACGACCCGGATGTGGGCCTGCCGCCGGTGATGAGCCGTGAGATCGAAACGCTGCTGGAAATCAACCGGGCGTTCCGGCCGGTGGCCACATGAGCATCGCCACCGCGGTGGAACACATCGCCGACACCATCGCCACGCAAACCGGTCTGCGCGCGGTGGCCGACCCCCGCCAAATCGTGTTGCCGTGTGTGCTGGTCAACCCCCCGAAACTGGACTTCGGGACGTTGGCCGGTGACGCCGCCCAGGCCGAGGTCACCGTCATGCTGCTGGTCCCCGGCCCGTACAACCTGGACGCGTTGGCGCAGCTGTCCGCGATGCTCGAGGAAATCCTCGACGTGTCCGGGATGGCCCCACCCGACGCCGCCGACCCGGTGCAGTACACCACCGCCACCGACACGAGAATCCCCGGCTACCAGCTGACCTACCGGATGGCGGTGGCCCTATGAACCCCCGGCAGGGCCGTCCTGCCGGTCAATCCCATTGCCGGCTGACGGCAGAAGGAGGAACCGATGAGTACCGATAGCCGCGTGAAGTCCGGCATCCTGTCGTTCACCGCCCCACCCGGCGGCACGTCCGTGGCGTTCTCCGGGCAGATCACCGAAGTGTCGATCAACCCGTCCGTGGACACCGCCGAAGCCACGGAGGTGCTGTCCGGGGACAAGGTCGGTGGGGCGTCGACGGTGTCCGACACCCTCGACTTCACCCTGATCGCCGACTTCGACGCACCGTCGGCGGCCAGCCTGCAAGCGTTCTCGTGGGCGCACCGCGGCGAGGTTGTCGAGTTCGATGTGCAGTTCACCGACGACGCCGGCACCGCCTGGACCGGCACCTGCGAGGTGAAAGCCCTCCAGGTCGGTGGGGCGGTGAACAAGCAGATCACCGTCACCGGGTCCTACCCGATCCGCGCCATCGTGCCCCCGACCGGGTTCGGTGACGGCGGACTGCCGTAAACCAACCACGCCCAGCCGCACACACACAGTCCGGGAGGTGACCGCAGTGAGATTCCTTCGCGCCGCGGTCACCTCCCACCCCAAGGAAGGGAAACCCATCATGCAACTGCCCGTCTTCGAGGTCACCCTGGTCGACAGCGAACCGTTCGACGTGTCGATTCAGCAGTCGGAGGCCACCCGCTGGGAGATCGAACAGTCCGCCCGTGGCTGGCCGGACAAAACCGAGGCGTGGAACCTGTGGACCACGTTCGTGGCGTTCAACGCATCCCGGCGGCTGGGCCGCATCCCCGCCGACATGACCTTCGACGCGTTCACCGACCTGGCGGTGCGCATCGACATCAAGGCGGTTCAGGAGGCGGACCCTACCCAGCCGGATCCCACGCCCGACTCGTCATCGAGTTAGCGCTGGCCACCGGCACCGCCCCGCGGGACTGGTGGGACGAACCGTCTGCCACGATCGTCACCGCCCTGGACATCCTCACCGAACGCACCACCACCTGAAAGGAGTCGGGCAAATGGCAGCGGTCGCCATCCGCGGGCTCAACGACACGATCGCGGCGATGACCCGGATCGGGGTGGAGTCCCAGGATCTGCGCGACGCGTTCGACGAGGTCGGGCAGTTGGCGTTGGCCGCGGCGCAGCGCATCGCCCCGAAAGGCGCCACCGGGAAACTGTCGTCCGGGCCGCGGAAGTCACGCCGGCGCAACGCGGCGATCCTGCGCCAGTCCACCCCCACCTACTGGCCGTACGCCATGTTCGGGGCGGTCACCTGGCCCCGCCCGGTGCCGTTCCTGTATCTGGCCCGCGATGAGGTGTCCGACCGGGTCGCCCCGCTGATCGAACGCAACCTGGATCTGATCATCGCCCGGGCGGGGTTCTGACATGGCCCGCAGCGTGCAGGTGGTCATCTCCGCGGACGCCCGCGGGATGGGCCGCGGGGTGGCGCAGGCCAACGCGCAGCTGCGCACCCTGCAAACCTCGGCGGACAAATCCCAGCAGTCCCTGGCCAAGATCGACGGGCTGTTCTCGAAGTTCTCCCAAGGCGCGGTCGCCGCCGCCGGGATCGCCGCGGTCGGCGCGTCGATCATGCAGGTGGTCAACGCCGCATCGGCGCTGCAACAGGCCCAAGGGTCGGTCGAGGCGATCTTCGACGTGCAGGCCGCCGAGGTGATCGCCGGGGCATCGGCCTGGCAGCAGTACGGCCTGTCACAGTCGCAGGCGTTGCAGTCCTCCGCGCTGCTCGGCAACCAGCTCAAACAGTTGGGCTACACCGGCGACACGTTGACCCGCACCACCGACCAGCTGCTGATGACCGCCGCGGACATGGCCGCCACGTTCGGGGGGACCACCCCGAAAGCGTTGGAGGCGTTGCAGGCGGCGCTGCGCGGGTCGTACGCCCGCCTGGACGAGTTCGGTATCAACATCTCCGAGACGATGGTGTCCGCGAAGGCCGCCAGTGAAGGCCTGACCACCCAGCAGGCCGCGCTGGGGTTGATCCTGGCCCAGTCCGGGGAGTTCGCCGGGCAGGCCACCCGCGAACTGGACACATTCGCCTCCCGGCAGCAGGCCGCCACCGCCGCGATCCAAAACGCCAAGGAGAACATCGGGCAGGGGCTGCTGCCGGTGGCCACCCAGGTCGCCGCCGCGCTCGGCGGGATGGGTGGCGCGCTGGCCGCGCTGCCCCCACAGTTCGTGTCCGCCGCCGGCTCGGCCGGGGTGGCCGTGGCCGCGTTCAAAACCATCCAGATCGCCTCCGGGGCGGCCGCGGCGCGGCTGGCCGCGATGGAAGTGGCGCTCGGCGCCGCCGGGAAACCCACCCGGGCGTTGGGCGCGGGGCTGGCGTCGATGGGGGTGGACCGGCTCGGTGCAGCACTCGGGGTGGCGACGGTCGGGCTGATCGGGATGCAGGCGGGGATCTCCGCGGTGGCCGAGTCGATGCGCTCCGCGGTGCCCGACGCCGCCGAGTTCACCCGGCAACTCAAGGAAGCGTCCAACGCCCTGTCCGACATCGGCGTGGAACTGTCCAAACCGTGGTATGCCGCCAACCCGTTCCAGGACTTGGGGCGCAGCGCCGACGACCTGGCGGCGTCGCTGGACCGGTCCCTGTTCGACACCATCCGCGAGTTCGGCACCGAAGGTGGGCTGGCCGGGCTGCGCGGCGAGGAGCAGGCCGCCCGGCAGTACTTCGAGAACATGGCCGCCGGCATCAAAGAGATCCAGGTGTCCGACCCGCAGCTGGCCGCGGCCCGCACCCGGGAACTGTTCGACGTGCTGGCCCGCAACATCGGCGCGGCCGCCGCCGGGGACTACCTGGCCGACTTGGGGCTGTCCATCCAGACCGCCGCGTCGGCCGCGGCCGGCGCCGCCCCATCGTTCGACAGCCTGACCGAGGCGCTGAAACGCGTCGCCGACGCGAAAAGCTACATGGATTCGTTCTTCGCCTCCCAGTCGGCGATCGAGGAGAACGCCGCGAACCAGACCGCCTACCGGGAAGCCGTCGCCGCGACCGCCGACCAGATCGACGCCGGTGGGCGGTCGTTGCAAGGGTGGACGGCCAACCAGATCGCCGCCGGGCGGGCATCCCGCAACGCCGACAAGAACGTGTCCGGCGCGGCGAACGCCCTGATCGACCAGGCGAAGACCGCCCGCGACGCGGCGGTGTCCCTCGGGATGGTCACCGGCAGTTCCAAAGCGGTGGCAGGGGCGACCCGCACAGCCCGGGCCCAGTTCATCACCGCCGCCCGCGCCGCCGGGATCCAGAAGCAGGAGGCTGTGAACCTGGCCAACGCGCTGGGCCTGGTCCCCAAGGACGTGAAAACGGTCTACAAGAATTCGGGTGCGGCGCAGGCCAAGAACGACGCCGATGCGGTGCGCACCGCGATCTTGTCGATCCCCACCTACCGGGAAATCCAGATTGTGGTGCGCCGCGGCGACGCCGTCCAGGGGCAGTTGGGCCCCGCGTTCGAGAACCGCACCTCCTCGAGCCTGTCGGTGGACGGGCAGTCGTCGGCGCAGGCGTACCTGTCCGGGATGTCCACCGCGCTGCGCAAGTGGATGGCCGGCGACGCGAACGTCAAGAAGCTGTTCAAGATCGAAGCGGACACCGCGGAGAAGAACCGCGACAAGCTCAAACAGATCACCGACGATGTTGTGCGCCACACCCAGGACCGCTACGAACGGTTGTACGCCCGGTTGCGGCAGTTGGAGCAGGACCGGGCGGCGCTGGCCAAACGCCTCGCCGAGGCGGTGACCGCGTTCAGCATCGCCGATCAGCTGTCCGCTGCCCGCGACGCCGCCGAGAAGATCACCGCGCTGCAAACCGAGGCCGCTGAGGCAACGATGCAGTCCTGGTCGCACCTGGACCCGATCATCGCCGAACTGCAAACCACCACCGACCCGGTACGCCTGGCCGAACTGCGCAACACGTACGCCACGCTGATCGCCGCCGGGCCTCGCACCGTGGCCGACACCGCGCGGCGCGCCGAACTCGAAGCGCAGATCGCCCAGCTGCGCGCCCAGGACGACCTGTCCGAACAGATCGCCGCGCAGGTCAACGCCACCGCCGAGTTCGCCGGGCTGCTGCGCACCCTCAAACAGCAGGGGCTGTCCCCGGCCGGGCTGGCCGAGATCGCCCAGGCCGGCCCGCAAGCCGGGCTGGAACTGGCCCGCCAGCTGGCCGCGAACGCCGGGCTGCGCGACCAGTGGGCGATGTCGTTCCGGCTGATGAAGCAGTACTCCGCCGGGATCGGGCAGGACATCGCCAACGCCACCTACAAGGTTGACGTGCGGCAGGCCCGCGCCACGTTGCGTGCCATGTGGAAACACAGCGCCGACGACATGGAAGACGCGATCAACAAGAAGCTGCGCAAGGCGAAGTTCAAAGCCGAGGTGGATGTCGACCTGAAAACGAAGAAGTCGAAAGCGACCGCAGCCGAGGCACCCACGGTGGTGATCGAAAAGTTGGAGGTCAACGGGGCGATCGACCCGGAAGGCACCGCCCGGGCGATCCGCCGGATCCTGAAAGAACACGCGGCGAGGGCCGGACGATGACAGCGCATCAGGGGTTCGATGCCGCGTTCTCCCCGGACTTCGACACCGCCGACGAGTGGGTCGCGATCATCGGGGGGAACAACCTCGAGGCGCACATCGTGAAATCGTCGCTGGCGATCCGGATGGGCAAAGACGACCCCGACCCGGTCGGGCAGGCCGACACATCCACCGCCAGTTTCGAAGTGTTGGGTGACCCGCTGCTGTGGACGCAGGCGCTGACCGCCCCGTGGACGGTGAACACCACCGGCGGGGTGGTCACCGACGCGCCGCGGGCGGTCACCAGCCGCCCCGACGCCAACACCGCCCGGGTCGAACCGTCCGGTGCGTCCTGGACCCCGGCGGAACTGGCCGGGCGCACGTTCACCGCGGTGATGGACCTGGCGCAGCCGGCCAATCTGTTCCCCGCCACGGTCCGCGGTCAACGCCGCCAGCAGATCCTCGCCGACTTCACCTTCGACGTGTTGCAACAACCCGGGGTGCAGACCGGTGTGCGCCGCCGTGCCCGCCTGGTCGCCCGCTACTACACCGCCAGCCCAACTGCCGGAGGGCAACTGCTCGCCGAACACGCCGGGCCGTGGGTCGGGTTCGGGCTGGCCGGCAGCAAAACGTTGACACTGCCCGCCGCGCAGGTGCCGCTGGCCGCCCGTTGGGTGCAGCTGCGCTGCGAGGCAACCCTCGACGGCACCGACGCCACGGTGTACCGGGTGCAGATCCAGGCCGCCCCCGGGCTGACCTACCGGCTGGATACCGGCGTTGGGGATGCGTTCTCACCCGGCGAGAAAGTGGTGATCACCCGCAACGGGGCCACCGTGTGGACCGGGTGGGTGACCGACGAGGACCGCGACTGGTCCCCATCGGCCGGGTCGACCTCGAGGGTGAACGCGGGCGGGCCCCGCCAGCAGTACAACCAGCGCTACTACATTCCCCGCTGGGGAACCTCAGGATCCACCTACGGTGTGGCGTTGGCGTACATGCCGCTGGACCCTGGCCCCGGCGGGTACTCCGACCGGCCGATGTCGGACTTCGTCAACGACCTCGCCGGGTACTTCACCCACGGTGTGCAGCAGGCCTACACATCCGAGGCCAGTTCAATCCGGGTCGGGATTGTGCAGTTCTGGAAAGGTGCGGACCTGGAACTGGTCACCGACCTGCTCGACGGGGCAGCCAACGCCTGCTTCGCGCAGGTGTGGGAGCTGCGCGACGGGCAGATCGGGGTGTGGGGTCATCCCTACTACCGGTTCGAGGCCCCCGCAGCGGTGTACACCGCGGACACCATCAGCGTGGACGCCGCCGGTATCGTCACCCCGGTACGGGTGCGCCGCGAACCGGTGTACTTCAACCGGTACACCGCGCAGCGCGGCACCCGGATCCTCGGCCCGCCGATCCCCGACGAGGCCCGCGAGTTCGACCCGGTACTGTTCTATGTCGCCCCGCCTGCTAACCACGCCGACCGGGAATACTCCCCCCAGCCGTTGCTGTACCCGGCGTACCAACACGCGCAGGCGAAGTGGGATTTCATCAATGGGGTGTGGAACGCGCTGGTCAGCATCGAACACGTCGACCAATGGGTGGTGCGCCGTAACCTGGTCGACCCTCAAACGTGGGATCAGCTCGTCACCGCCCGCCTCGGCGCGCCCATCACCATCAACAACATCCCGGTCGGGCTGTTCCGCGACTTCACCGGCACCAGCTGGACCGGGTTCCTGTGGGGCTGGCAGCTGTCCGGCACCGACGAGATCCGGCTGACCGTGATCGACAAACGCCTGTTCAAACTGTGATCAGCAGCCGCGGCCCCGCGGCGGCAGGCCCAACCGGATCCGCACCGTGGTCGCAGCACCGCCGGCGCTGTAATACCGTTTCTGCCAGCTGCGCCGCGCCGTGGGTGTGGTCCGCGACTCGTAGAACGACACACTGCCGAAGTAGGACCGGACGATCCTCGAGATGGGCCGGTGCAGGTCCTCAGGCCAGCGGGCAGCGTTGAGGCGCTGACCGGCCCGGGCGTTGGCGTCCGCGACGCGCTGGAACGACCTGCGCATCTTCACCGGAACAGGGGTGCCGTACGGCACCGTGAACTTCCCGTAGATCGACTTCCACAGTTTCGCTTTCCGGTCCTCCGCCCGGTTCGCGGGGCACACGATCCGCAGATACTTCGCCCCGACCCGCTGCACCTGCTGGGCGGACATCTGGCCGGTGGGTGGCAAGTCAGGTGCCGCGACAGCCGGTGACATCACCCCCAGGCCGATCGTTGACGCGGTGATGATGGCTGCTGCTGAACCTTTCATGGTGCTTCCCTTCGGTGGTAACAAAGTTACGCCGCGCAGGTGCCGTCGCGCGCGGTGATATCCCACGCACCCTGCGCAACCACGCGCAGCTGTTCGGCGCCGGTGGCGATGTAGATCTGGGTGGTACGCACCGACTCGTGACCGAGCAGGGTGCGCACCGCCTCGATGTCGTGGGAGGCGGCATACGCCCGAGTGGCGAACCGGTGCCGCAGGCTATGGGTGGTCCACTGCCCGCCGAGCAGACGCCGGTACCGTTTCCCGACCGCAGACGGGATCATGTGCCCGCCGTGCGGCGAGGGCCACACCCAGCCGTCGATCTGTTTCACCCACCCCGCCAGGTCCGCCGGCAACGGCACGTGGCGTTGCCGCCGGCCCTTCCCGTCGACCCACAGCACCCATCCCAGAACCCCGCGGGTGACATGGTCGGAATGCGTCGCGGCCAGTTCCGCCCGGCGAAGCCCGGTGTCGGCTGCCAACCGCAGCTGCATCACTTCCAGCGCGGTGGCGCGGGCTAACGCGGCGGCGTAGTCGTCCTCGGGCATCGGCCGGGGTACCGGGATCGCGCCGCGCACCGGTTTCAACACCCCGGTCGGGTCGGTATCGGTCAGCCCGGCCTGCGCGGTCCAGGTGAAGAACAGCCGCAGGTTCGCGACCGCCTTGCGCCGAGTGTTGGGTGCCCACCGGTGCCCGGCCAGCCAGCCGACCAGCAGCTCGCCGGTGACCTGGTCGGCGTGGCAGTCCAGGTCCGTCAGCAGCCGGCGGGGGTAGCCGGTGTACTGCTCGATGGTGCCGGCCGGGTGTCCGTGGGCTGTCAGGTATGCGCTGTACCTCTCGATGATGTCCATGTGTGAGGCATCGGATCAGGTCCGCACCCACACCCGCCCGGACGGGCTCACGGCCTGGTCGACCTCGCCGCGGACCAGCGGGCTCAGCCAGTGGCAGCCGCAGGTGCAGTTGCGGGGGCTGTCGCACATGTCGTGGTGGTCGCCGGTGCAGGCCCGGCTGGTGTTCATGCCGCCCTGCGCAGTGTCACGTAACCAGCGGGTTCGGGGTTCGAGTCCCTGGCGGCGCACTCGCCACACAGCCCGGATCCGGGCTCGTGACCGGTTTCGATCCAGTGCAACGGCACGCCCGTGCGCATGGCCCACAGCATGACAGACGGGCGGTTCGGCCGGTTGCGTTCGTGGATCCACGAACTAATCGACGTGCGGGACACCCCCAGCGCGTCTGCCATCTCCTGCACGCTCATCCCTGCCGACTCCAGAGACTTGCGAAGCCTGTCACCGCGGGTCCATTCGGGAATGGTTCCCGCTTCTATCGCTTGCACTGTCATGCAATAACTATTGCACAATCATTGACTAGTCGCCAAGTGGCGCACCCCATCGGATGTGCGACACTACGGCGAAAGTGATTGCAGAAGGCTGCACATTGTGCGATTGTCTGCTTATGCCGAAGCTGGACGATCTACTCACCTCTACCGACGTGGCCCGCCTCGCGCAGGTCGATGTTTCCACTGTCGCCCGCGCCGCCCAAGACGGAAAACTGAAGACCACCTATCGCGGACCAGGTACGCGAGGACACAGATTCTTCGCACTCAAGGACGTGCAGAAGTGGCTGAATGCCCGGCAGGCCGCGGCATGAGTGCGTACACCGTGATCGCGGTCTTCTCTCTGGTGATATCCGCCATGAACCTAACCCTGCTCTACGTCATCACCGGTCGCTACGAGAACACCGCGAACAAACCGCGGGGGCGACGATGACCGATCGGCAACTGTCCGCGGCGTTCCGCCGCTCCGGGCTTGCGTTACTCGCCGTGTCTCTGCAAGCCCTGGTCATGGTCGGGGTGGCGATCCCGTTGCGCTGGTGGGCCGGTGGTGTGGTGTTCACCGGCATCGCCTTAGTCACGGCGTGGTGCGCCGGTGGGGAGCTGCGCGCCGCCCGCGAACACACCGCCCAGGCCGACTGGATCGAGACGTGACCGGCCACCGGTTGTCCCACTCGTGTCGTTGGCGGGGGGCGTACCGTGCGCGCTGCCAGTGCGGCTGGGACCTGTTCCACGCCACGTTGCCGGCGCTGTGGGCCCTGCATGATCGGCATCTGGCAGCGGTGCGCGCGACCGTGGCAGGTGGCCTGTGAGCCGCACTGTGTTCGTGTCCGGGGTGCCTGTTCCGCAAGGGTCGAAACGCCGCGGCGCGCACGGCCAGCTGATCGAGGCCGCCGGGCGCCGGCACCGCGCGTGGCGTGACCAGCTGGCCTGGTCGTTCGTCGCGCAGGGCTGGCACAAAACCCCCATCGACACCGGCCCGGTGGGGGTGGTGTTGGCGTTCTTCATGCCCCGCCCGGCAGGGCATTACCTCGGTAAGCAGCTGCGACCCTCCGCGCCGCGCTGGCACACCCGGCCCGCCGACATCGACAAACTGTCCCGCGCCGTGCTCGACGCCCTGACCGAGGCGGGGGTGCTCGGCGACGATGCGCAGGTAACCCTGTTGACGGCGTCGAAGGTGTGGGCGTCGACCGAGCCGGGGGTTCATGTCCAGGTTGAGGAGCTGGCCGAATGATCCGGCAGATCGACGCGGATGTGCGCCGCTGCACGTGCGGGGCGTGGGTGTTCACCGACACCACCTGCGCGGTGTGTGAAGCGACCCCTGCCGATCGGGGGGTGTGGTGATGCCGCGGCGCACCGAACGGCAACGCCGCCGCGCGTTGACGAAACGTCACGCCCGCATCCACAAACACCCGATCCGTCCCGCGTCGGGCTTCCGCCCACCGGCGAAGAAGGACCCCGGGCTGTGACCGGGCGCAGGGTCGGGGTGAAACCGAACACCACAGCGTGGCTGGCGTGGCGTGCCCTCGGGGTGACCGCGTCGGACACCACCGCCATCCTCGGCCTGTCGCCGTGGGCGTCCAGGTTCGACTTGTGGTGGCGTAAACACCACGACCGGGCTGTGCTCGCCGATGGTGGGGTGTTGACCGAGCGGGAACCCTCCCAGCGGTTCGCGATCGGTCACGCCCTGGAACCGGTGCTGCACCGCTTCTTCACCGGCGAGGTTCTGCCCGAAGGGTGGCGGCTGGGGTCGGGGGGCTGCTGGCAGGGCCGCGGCGTGTTGTCGTGGCTGCGCGCCACCCCCGACCGGTGTGTGTACCCCGACCGGCGGGGTCGCCGCCCGGTGGCGCTGGTCGAGTTCAAAACGTCCGCCGGGTTTGATGAGTTCGGCGACGACCCCGGCGATGGTGTCCCCGACATCCCGGCGCACTACCGGGCGCAGATGATCCACCAGATGGCCACCGTGGGGGTGGGCCGCGGCTGGTTGACGGTCCTGACCCACCAGATGGAGGTCAGGCATTACGAGGTGGTTGCGCAACCCGGCGAGGTTGATCTGGTCATCGACTCCGCGCATGACTTCCACCGGTCGTTGTCCGAAGGCCGAACCCCGGATGTGGACGGCCACGAAGCCACCACCGCCGCGTTGAAAGGCCGCCACCACGGCGACGCCCACGGCGACATCGCGGTGACCGACGACCTGGCCGCCGCGTACCGGCAGGCCGTCGCCGCCGCGAAACACGCCAAGGCCGCCGAGGACCTGGCGAAGAATCAGCTGCTGGCCGCGATGGGCGACGGGAAACGCGCCATCGACGGGCACGGCGCGGTCGTCGCGACCCGGTCGGTGTCGTACCGCCGCGGCATCGACCGGGCCCGGTTGCAGGCCGACCACCCCGACCTGTTCGCCGACTACTACCAGCCGTCGACCACACCCACGATCCGTCTGACACCCGCCCGGCAGGCAACGCCGGGAACACCCATCACCCAACCGAAAGAGAGCAAGCCATGAGTAAACCCACCGGGGACTACGTGTTCGAGGTGGTCTGCCCCGTGTGCAGACGCACCGTCGACATCGAAGCGACCGTTGAAGCGGTCCTGAAACGCAAGGAATGGTCCGGGTCCACCTTGGCCATCTCCATGTCGTCCAAGGCGATCCCGCACCGCTGCGACCAAGAGGCACTGGCCCTGGACACCGACACCGGAGAGTTGAAGGCCACCGCATGAACGACACCATCACCGGTGCGGTGGAAACCCACCGCGACACCGGCGCGATCGTGCAGCAGGTCCGCGACTACCGCGACGAGTTCGCCCAGGTCCTGCCCTCCCACATCAACCCGATCACGTTCACCCGCCTGGCCGTGGGCGCGTTGAAACGCGACCCGAAACTGTTGCAGGTCGCCCAGCAGAACCCGGCGTCGCTGATGCAGGCCCTGCTCGAGGCCGCCCGGCTAGGGCTCGAACCGGGCACGAACGAGTACTACCTGACCCCGCGCGGGGGCCGGCAACCCGGCGTGCTCGGCATCACCGGCTACCAGGGCGAGATTGAACTGATCTACCGGGCCGGGGCGGTATCCAGTGTGAAAGCCGAAGTGGTGTGCGCCGCCGACACGT